GGGAGTTACCGGAAAGAAACGCAAGCGGCAGGTGTAGTGTAATATTCTCTCCAGTATAATATTCTGCCCATTAATAAAATCAAAGATTTCAATTACGGCGCTTATCCACAGCTTTATCCACAGGAGGATACAATGGCAGTACCACTAATACCGATAGCAATAACAATCGGTAGAGTTGCAGCTACGCAACTCGGCAAAAAGCAAGCAGCAAAAGTGGGAATTAAGACAGCCCAAAACGTGGCAAAGAATATTGGAACTAAAACTCCTACAGGTAAAGGCGCAACCAAGACTGTTAAAGTCCAAGGCCCTACTACCGTAACCAGCAAAGCTGGCGGTAAAGGTATTATGCCAGAGGCTGCTAAAATTAAATTTAAGAAAGCAGATTTAACCCCAGGTCAACTTAAAGCTATTAAGGCCGCTATAGAGGGTAAGAATTATAGAACAATGCGAGATGCAGAACGAGCAGCTATTAAAGCTGCAGCACCTATCATTGGAGCACAGAAGGCCAAGGCAGCATTAGTCACAGGTGGTACAGCAGTAGTAGCTTATAAGGCTGGACAGAAAAACCCTCCTAAGCCTAAGAAAAAATAATGGCTGAAAACTCAGCCGATATAGCCAAGCGAATAATACTTGGTTGCGTGGCAGAGGGTATGACAGTTGAGCAAGGCTGTGCCTCAGCCGGCAAATCTATAAAGACTTACGAGTACTACCGCAGGACCGACAAGGTCTTCGCAGATAAGATGGATAGAACTAGGTTAGGTCTAAGAGATAAATCCTTCGCCTCTAGTGATGTTCACGATCTTACCTTTGCAGAGTTTCGGCAACGCTTCCTTCATAACGCAACCTTCCCCCATCAACAAAATCTAGTTGATGTAATAGAGGGTAATGACCCAGGCTGGCTTCATCCTAATATGAAGTATGAGAAGGGTCTAAATAACAACCGCATACTTTTAAACATACCTCCTAACCACGCCAAGTCAATTACCATTACAGTTGACTACGTAACTTGGCTACTATGTCAGAACCCAAACTTTAGAGTTTTAATAGTTTCACAGACCCAGCGATTAGCTGGTGACTTTCTCTACGCCATCAAGCAACGACTGACTCACCCGATGTACGAGGACCTACAAGCAGCATACGCTGCTGGCGTAGGGTTCAAATCTAAGAGCGCCTCCTGGCAAGCGACCCGTGTTACCTTCGGGGATGAATTGCGTGAATCCAGTGAGAAGGATCCCAATATAGAAGCAGTTGGTATTGGCGGTCAGATCTACGGTAAACGAGCAGATATGATCATAGTAGATGATGCTGTTACTTTATCTAATGCCAATGACTTTGAACGGCAGATCAAGTGGTTAACACAAGATGTTAGATCTCGTCTTAACCCTACCGGCAAGTTAATTATTATTGGTACCCGTGTAGCCTCTGTAGATTTATACAAGGAGTTACGCAACCCTGATAGATATCCTGGTGGCCTAGTACCTTGGACCTATCTAGCAATGCCAGCATTATTAGATGCTAATGAGGATCCCGATAAGTGGGTTACCTTATGGCCTGCCTCTGATCAACCCTTTGATGGGCAAGAGGAAACAGACAAGAATGAGGAAGGTCTATATCCTCGCTGGTCTGGTAGAAATTTATTTAACGAACGTCAATCAATGGATGCCTCAACTTGGGCGCTCATCTATCAGCAACAAGATATATCAGATGATGCAGTCTTTGATCCAGTATGTGTTAGAGGATCTATTGATGGTATGCGAAAGAGTGGTGGTTTAAATCCAGGCTATCCAGGTCATCCTAAAGATACTCAAGGCTTTACTTATATTTGTGGTTTGGACCCTGCAATGGTTGGGGACACTGCTGCTATTTGTTATGCTGTTGATCGTTCTACCAATAAGCGTTTTATTGTTGATGCTATCAAGATTACAAGGCCGACTCCAGCGCAGATCCGCCAGTTAATATTTGACTGGACTGAGCTATACAAGCCTAGCGAATGGATCGTAGAGCGTAACGCTTTCCAATCTTTCCTAACGCAGGATGAGGGTATCCGCCAACATCTTGCAACTCGTGGAGTTGTTCTAAAGGAACACCACACAGGTAATAACAAGTGGGACTCAGGATTCGGTGTGGCCTCTATGTCTACACTGTTTGGAACAAAGCAGCACGATGGCAAACACCACAGAGATAATCTGATTCATTTGCCTAGTGATCAAACCGAGAACGTCAAGGCTCTTATAGAGCAGTTGATAACTTGGTCACCTGCCACTAAGGGTAAGACCGATATGGTGATGGCGCTTTGGTTCTGCGAGATCAGGGCAAGAGAGATGATCAACTACGGTCAGTACCAACACCACCATATGAAGAATCCGTTCCTATCTAATAGAGAAAAATCTAAACGTATGGTTATAAACATAGACGAACTACTACTACAAAAAGATAAAACATTCATCTAACTAAGGAGATATAATGGCAAGAGGCGAAAGCGAAAAGGTAAGATCATTTAGAGCAAGCAATAGAGCATCCTCAGGTGCTGTATCTGCAGCAGCAAGATCTTATGTAAACAAAGGTCTAAAAGATTTAAATCTTTCATCAGCTCAATATTCTAAGTTACAACAAAAATTAATTCCTATTGTACAAAAAACTATTCAAGCAGAACGTGGTAGAACTGCTGTTCGTGGTGAGGCTGTAGTTAATAGAACTGTTGCTAGGAAAGTTAAAGCTGCCGAAAAGAAAATTATGGGCGGAAAGTAATCAACCTTAGTAAGGATAAATAATTGTTAACACCAAAAGAGGTAGTCGCTAAGGCGGCTCGTATACAGACTAGATATGCAGCCCGTGATCAACGGATGCGTGATGTTTTGTCAGTACGCCAAGGTGATATATCAAAAGTATATCCATCTATGTTTTCCGAGGATTATCCAAAGCCACTAGTTGCTAACTTCGTAGATGTAGCAGCAAGAGACTTAGCAGAGGTAATGGCACCACTGCCATCCTTTAACTGCTCTGCAACCAATATGGTATCTGATACTCAGCGCCGTGCTGCTGATATGAGAACTCGTATTGCTAATTATTATGTAACCTCATCTGATCTACAGATCCAGATGTATCAGGGTGCTGACTGGTTTAATACCTACGGTATGTTGCCAGCAATGATTGAAATGGATTACGAGACAAACAATCCTCGTATTCGTTTACTAAATCCTTTTGGTGTATATCCTGAGATGGATCGCTTTGGTAGAACTGTATCTTTAGTACAGGTTGTTACTACCGATGCTGAGACTTTAGCAGCGCAGTACCCAGAGTACGCTACCCAGATTATGCCACAAAATAGATGGCAACAAGGATCCCCAGCAGTATCTTTAGTTCGTTACCACGATAAAGATCAAGATCTAATATTCCTACCAGAACGTCAGAATTTAATATTAGCTAATGTACCTAACCCAGTAGGTAAGTGTCTAGCAAATGTAGCAATGAGATCATCATTAGATGGTGAGGCTCGTGGTCAATTTGATGACATCCTATCTGTTCAGTTAGCCCGTGCTCGCTTTGCAGTATTGCAAATTCAAGCTGCTGAGAAATCTATTCAAGCACCTATTGCTATTCCACAAGATGTACAAGAACTTGCTTTGGGACCAGATGCGATTATGCGCTCTGCTAATCCACAAGGTATCCGTAGAGTTCCATTAGAACTACCAGCAGGTGTATTTACAGAGTCTGGTGTACTAGAGCGTGAACTTCGTATGGGTGCTCGTTATCCAGAAACTCGCTCAGGTAATATTGATGCCTCTGTTGTAACTGGTCGTGGTGTACAAGCACTACAAGCAGGATTTGATACACAGGTTAAAGCAGCGCAAGCACAGTTTGCTCGCTTGTTTACTGAGATGGTATCTCTATGCTTTGAAGTAGATGAGAAGATCTTTGGTAATGTAACTAAGCAGATTAAGGGAACCGATGACGGTACACCTTATACACTCAAGTATGTTCCATCTCGTGATATTAAAGGCGAGTATGGTGTAGATGTACGTTACGGCATTATGTCTGGTATGGATCCTAACCGAGCCATCATTGCATTACTACAAATGCGTAGCGATAAGTTAGTCTCAAGAGATTATGTTCGCCGAGAAATCCCTATGGAGTTAAATGTCACACAAGAAGAACAAAGGGTGGACATTGAAGAAATGCGTGATTCTCTTCGTGTTGCTGTTGCCCAGTATGCTCAAGCTATACCAATGCTTGCCTCGCAGGGTCAAGACCCATCTCAAGTTATTACTAGGATCGCTGATGTCATTGCGGGCAGACAAAAAGGATTACAACTAGAAACGATTATTGCTAAGGCATTTGCACCGGAGCCAGTGGCTCCTGCACCAATGATGCCTGAACAACAAGTTCCAGTAGCAGGAGCGGCCCCCGTTCCTGCCTCGCAGCCAACTCCAGAACAACAAAGCGGAGAGGCCCCTGCTGCTGGTCAACCTCAACCAGATATCGCACAATTACTCGCCTCTATCGGCGGCGCAGCATAATAAGGGAGGTGAATAAATGAACAAAGGATCAAGAGCTAAGGCAGTTGAAGCAAAGCCTGTAGAGCCAAAGAACGCACCAGCACCAACAACTGGAAAAGTATTCTTCGGATACACACCAGCAGGTCGTAAAGGCCCATCAGCAAAAAAGGGTTAAATTATTTAGTGATAGGAGCACTGGGTGAACCAAGATAATAATCTTAATCGCCCAGTGCGCTTGTCTGATTATTTAGTAATAGTATCAGGATTCTTTTTAAACTTAACATCAGTGATAGAAGCACTTGCAGATGATCTGCACCAATTAGCTATCTATCATTCAAACCAAAAAACTTATGAGACGAAGGTCTGGCAAGACTTCGCACAAGATTTAGAAACTTTAAAGGAGGAATAATGGCAAAAGCCCCAATGAATCCTCTAGCAGGCGTACCAGGACCAGGACCATTTTCAGTGAGAAACGATAAACTAAGTTTAGGATCAACCGCATACGGTGAAGGTCAAGAGACTGCAATGCTTAATACTGCAGCACCTAAAGCAACTACTCGTGGTGTTGCAGATAACGTAGGTGGAAGACCTGCTAACCCAGTAATGCAAACTCCAATAACTCCATTATTCGCCGAGTCACAAAAGAAAACTGAACCAATACAAGCTGGTATTGATACAGGTGATGGCCCATCATCTAAAGCATTATTAATGAAAAAATCATCAGTTAAATTATCAGATACATTAGCTCCGTTGTTACCATTTGATACCACCGGAGAATACGCTATCTTGTATCAGGATGCTCTAGCACGGGGTGATTAATGGCCGATAACTTTAAAGCTGCGGCAACGGCAGCAGGGTTAACTTCGGCACAGCAGAAAAAACTTGAAGATTTTAATAAATCCCTCGCCGTTCATAAAAATTTATCTAACCTGCCTTCTGATGTAGCCAATCAGGTTTTTAACAATCTAGATCCTTCTCAAAAAGCAGCTCAAATCCAAAATTTTGGTAATGAAGATCCAGCCGTAAAACCTAGTAGAGGTTGGCTTGGTACTGCTTGGCATTATACAGGCGGTCAAGTAGGTAATGCTATTGGCTATGTTGGTAGTAAAACCCTTGCTGGTTTAGGTAACGTATCGGATGCAATGACCCGTGCTTATCGTACTGCTGCTATTGCTATTGACCAAGATGTAAGTATTGGAACTGCCTTTGATATTGCAGATGATAAAGGCGATAAGGTATTTAGCCCAGGTCGTATTGGCGAAGCCAAATCCAAATGGGGTAATGATGCAGTAAGTATTGCAATACGTATTGCTTCTGGTGAAAAACCTGAAGAAATTTTTAAGTCTGCTACTCCAGAGCAACAGAAGTATATAATGTTGGCGGATCCAAGACAGACTAACATTCCAGGAATAAGTCCTGATGATATCAAATCTGCTCGTGCTAATTTTCAAAATACTCTTGATGAAGTACAGGCTGCTAAGTATTCTCCTGGTCGCCAAATTGCTAACCTCATAACACCTGGTGATATGGAAGGTTCTGGTTTATTTTATAAAGCAGTATCAGGTACCGTAGATGCAGCGTTTAGAATTTTAGCAGATCCATTACTTGTAGCCGGTAAAGCAAAGCGTCTTTATGATGCCAGTAAGTATGCTCTTACCGTAGCAACTGGTGGAGATAGAGTAGCTGATGTGTTTTCTAAAGCACCAGTAATTAATTTTTGGGACCGATATGGTGCTAAGTTGGATGAACTTCAAAAAGCGCAATCTGCTCCAGTTAAAAATACTGAACAAATTTTAAGAATTAAAAAAGACTTAGAGATCTTAGCTCCTGAGTATGGAGATACAGTAATACAAACATTCTTAAAAGCAGATATTCCTGTTGTTAATGCAAAGACTGCAGAAGCATTTTTTGAGAATACTAATCAACTAGATGAAATGCTCAAAGGATCTATTGGTCGTAGAAGAATTATAATTCCTAGAATGGATCCATTACGCAAGGCTCGTATCGCATCAGTTACTACAGGTCGTAAGGTATTTAACCTAGATGCTGTAGGTCCCCAACTTGTAGACGATATGTGGTTTGGCGGAGCAACAGATGCTGATGGTATTGCTAAGACTATTAT